CCCTCAGCGCTTATGGAATTGCAAGCACGATATAACGGAACACGCCTTGGTAAGCAAGAGTTATACGGCGAGATCCTAGAAGATGTGGAAGGCGCATTATGGACAAAGGGCTTGATCGAGCGCAACCGGGTGCAAGTAGCTCCGCCGTTGGCTCGGATCGTAGTTTCTATTGACCCGGCAGTAACTAATACAAAAGATAGTGACGAGACCGGAATTATCGTGTGCGGATCAGATACCGCAGGGCACGGATATGTATTGGGAGATTACTCTTTCAGAGGATCGCCTCTCGATTGGGCTTCTAAAGCAGTAGAAATCTTTGACAAACACAAAGCAGACTCAATCCTCGTGGAAGTAAATCAAGGCGGAGATATGGTCACGGCAGTTCTCCAGCAGATCCGTATGGGCTTGCCGATTAGAGAAGTGCGAGCGCATATCGGTAAGAGATTACGAGCAGAGCCGATCTCAGCAATGTATGAGCAAGGTCGTATTCATCATGTTGGAGAGTATGAGCAGCTTGAAGATCAAATGGCTACTTGGACACCGGAAGAAGTAGAGTCACCCGATCGCTTAGATGCAATGGTGCAAGGTTTTGCTGATCTTCTCGGTACAATAAATGTTGCAAATTACTTTAATGCGCTTGCTAATATGTGTCCGAGTTGCGGATTACCTATGCCGAAGTCTATGTCGCATTGTTCTAGTTGCGGAACGGCTATGATTACCCCGGCGAAAGAGGAGACAAATGGCGGGTCTGTATAATGTCACTATCGATCAAGGAGCAGATTGGTTTCTCAATGTCACTTACGAAAATCCAAACGGCACTCCGGTCAATCTACAGAATTATACTGCTGCCTTACAGTTGCGTTCGCTACCTAATTCTCCGTCAGCGGTTCTTACGCTTACAACGGCAAATGGAGGAATTACAATCACAAGTGCGACTGGCCTCGTATCTATCCGAGCTACGGCAGCACAAACAGGCGGAATAGATGAAGGCGATTATGTTTATGATCTCGAGATCACCGCTCCAGCACCGGGATCTGTCGTGACTCGACTTATCCAAGGCCAAGCAATAGTGAGTGCGCAGGTGACTCGATGAGCGATGAAGTAGTAATTGTTGAACCGATCATTCCGCAAATCACAGTAGTTAATGAAACTCCTACGATCTCAATTACCGCTCCTGGGCCACAAGGCCCACCGGGTGTGTTTGATCCGGGCGATATCTTTTATGTTCACACTCAAGCTTCGTCTAGTGCGGTTTGGACTATCAATCATAATCTTGGAGGTCAGCCTACTGCCGTAGTGCTAGACTCCGCAGGAACGCAATGCGAAGGCACTTTCAGTTATCCTAGTAGCAACCAAATGGTGATTACCTTTACCGCAGCATTTAGCGGTACTGCGTATGTCGTATAAGGAGAGAAGATGAGCCGTAAGTTCCTAGTCAGCATTGACCTTAACAAGAATGAATTGCAAAATGCAGTTATTCAAAACCTTGCTACTGCGCCGGCCACGCCACTCGCAGGTCAGGTTTATTACAACACAGTTGATAATCAACTTTATATTTACAATGGCACTCGTTGGGAAGTAGCGGGTAACGCGGTTCAATCTGGACTTCTATCTGCACGACCAGCAGCAGCGACAGTAGATGCGGGAACTATCTACTACGCGACAGACACTTATCTTTTCTACTACTCCAACGGATCTGCTTGGGCGCAGACCAACCAATTTGGAACAGTAACCGCACAGACCACTTACGGAGCTTCTAGCGGTAGCGGATCATCAACGGATTATGCTCGCGCAGATCACACTCACGGAACACCGGCTCTTGGAACATCAACTCCGACTGCTATCAATGGTACGGCCTCCGCAGGAAGCGCAAGCGTTCCTTCTAAGGAAGATCACACTCACGCATTCACGCCAACACAGAACTTGTCAATGGCGACATACAAACTTACAAATCTCGGAACACCGACAGATAACACAGACGCAGCGACAAAGGCCTACGCAGATACGAAGCTTGCTTTAGCCGGTGGCACTATGACTGGTGCGATTGCTATGGGAACAAGCAAGATCACGGGTCTTGGTAATCCTGATGCTGATACAGACGCAGCAAACAAAGGCTATGTAGATAGCGTTGCTCAAGGTCTCGATGTTAAAGCCTCAGTAGTCGCAGCAACCACAGTTGCAGGAACTCTCGCGACTTCGTTTGAAAACGGATCTGTCGTTGATGGCGTGACTCTTGCTACTGGTAATCGTCTTCTCATCAAGAACCAAGCAGACCAAACGCAAAATGGTATTTATGTAGTAGCAGCTTCCGGCGCTCCTGCTCGATCAAGCGATATGAACGAAGGTTCTGAATTTCCGGGCGCTTTTGTATTCGTAGAACAAGGAACGACCAACGGAGATACAGGTTGGGTATGTACTAACAATCCTCCTGTCACTCTTGGATCGACAAACATTGTGTTCAGTCAATTCTCCGGAGCAGGAACATACACCGCTTCTAACGGCGTTGTTCTTAACGGCACAGTCTTCTCTTTCGCACCTCGTAGCGGATACGGCTTACAAACAGGATCTAGTGGTGCTGAGATCAAACTTGCTACCACTTCCGGTCTCAATCTAAGCTCTGATCTTGCCGTTGGCGCTGGCAATGGTATCTCTGTTCTTACAAACACAGTCGCTATTGACTCAGCAGTAGTCGTTAGCAAATATGCAGCCAATGTCGGTGACGGATCTGCTACCTCTTACACAATTACTCACAACCTTGGAACTCGAGATGTGATTGTTAGCGTCTATGAAGCGACTGGATCTTACGCAGAAGTGATCTGCGATGTAAACCACGCAACTACAAACACTATTACTCTACTGTTCTCAGTAGCTCCAACACTAAATCAATATCGTGTAGTCGTACACGCCTAATCAGCAAGTAAGGGAGATACACATGGGTCTTCGAGACCGTATCGCTAAGGCAATACTCGCTGGATCGGTAGATAAAGCACCGAACCTTCCTGCCGGAGCAGTAACTATGACCGAGGCAGAGATGTCTCGCGGTGGTCAAAACTCAACGGGCTACGGAAACTCTACGCCTCTACCACGCGAGCCTTGGATGTCAATGGTTCCGTTTGGGCCGGGCACACCAATTACTCCGGGAGCGATCAACCCTGTTAGACCTGACGGGCGACCAGATCCCCGCCGATATGAGTTCCAAGTCGCTCAGAACATCAACATTACTGAGACTCGGATTGTTCCTTTCAAGACTCTCAGAGCTGCGAGCGAACAGATTGATATTCTGCGCCGTTGTATTGAGGTGCTCAAGTCAAAGATTACAGGCCTTGATTGGGATATCGTTCTTGGAGCAGACGCAGCAGAAAAGATCTCCTCAGAAAGCGGAGGCGATCATGTACGCGCTATGGCTAAGGCTCGCGCAGAGTTCAATGACGAGATAGATCGTGTTCGTACTTTTTGGGAGAACCCGGATCGTTCTAACGGCCTCACATTCACAGATTGGCTAATGATCGCACTCGAGGAGATCCTCGTAGTAGATGCGTGGGCAGTTTGGCCTCAGCGCTCTGTCGGTGGAGATCTATACGGCCTCCAGATCCTAGACGGCACAACGATCAAGCCTTTGTTAGATGATCGTGGTATGCGTCCGATGCCTCCAAACGCTGCTTACCAGCAGATCCTTTACGGCTTTCCTCGTTCTGAGTTCTCAGCAAACAATGACGATCCACAGGCAGACGGCGAATTTACTTCTGACGACCTTGCCTATATGGTGCGTAACCGCAGAACGATCTCTGTTTATGGCTACTCTCCAACCGAAAGAGCTTTGCCACTAGCCGATATTTATCTTCGCAGACAACAATGGATCAGAGCCGAATACACAGACGGCGTTCTACCTGAGTTGATGTTTAAGACAGACGCTACTTGGGGAACAAATCCAGAGCTTCTACGCGCTTACGAAAACATATTTAATGACGATCTAGCCGGGCAGACTCAGCAAAGAATGCGAGCGCGTCTCCTTCCTACGGGTATGGAACCTGTCCAATACGAAGGCTACGGCGAGAAGTTTAAAGACACGCTTGACGATTACCTAATCACTTCGATTTGCGGTCACTTTGGCGTTCAGCCTTCTGAAATCGGCTTCTCTCCAAAGAGTGGCCTCGGAGGAGCGGGCTACGAAGAAGGCAGAGCTTCTACCTCCGAAGCGATTGGCGCTCAGCCTCTTGTTAACTGGATCTCAAAGATGATTACGCAGCTCTCCTATGCTTACCTCGGTATGCCACGCGAACTTGAGTTTAAGTTGATGACAAGCAAGCGAATTGATGACGAGTCAAACGCTCGCAAGGCTCAGATCGAAGTGACCTCCGGCGCTAAGACTCTTAACGAGCATAGATCCGAGATCGGCCTTCCATTACTAGATACTCCACAGGCTGATATGCCTATCTTGATTTCTGGAGCAGGTATGTACCTATTCTCACCAGAAGGAATTATTAACGCGACCTCTATTGCGGGATCTCCTCAATTAGATCAAAACGGAGACGCTATTGAGAACACGCCGGCTACGACACAAATTGGCGAAAAGCCAGAAGAAGAAGGCGAGCCTTCCGAAGCTTTGGAAGAAGAGACCGAAGTAAATGCCGAAGTAGGCGCTGAGGTCAAAGCCTTTATGAAGTGGGCAAACAAGGGTAAGCGCGCCCGCCTATTTGAGTTCAAGCACCTAGATCCTATTGTTGCTGACGCACTCAATAAGTGTGCTTTTGACGGGGATCTTGATACCGCAAGAGCGCTCGCCAAAGCGTATCTGGCATGATCTGGGGCGCTCATAAGGCAGAGGGGCGCATAGCAGCAAAGAACGCAACGAAGATCCGCGCTGCTCTTGGCCAGCAAATAGATCCTAAAAAGGTCTATGAGGGTTATCAAGAGACTCAGCCAATCAAGACAGATAATTTATCCAGAGATCGTTCTCGCGCTCGTTCTTGGGCGATGCTTAATGTCAATCTAGAAATGGAAGCGATCTATACGGCGCTTGTTCGTTGCTGGACTGAGGCCTATGTAATGGGTCAATTAGCAGCTCGAGAAGCGATCCAAAAAGCCAAAGAATTACAAAAGGCCGGTGATACCGACTATATCGACTGGGATAATTGGACACCGGGAGACGAAGTTGCTGCTGCTCTCGTAAAGCCACCGGGCGCTCTTGAAAGATTGCTCAACGCGGGCAAGGCGCGCATACGCGGGCTAGAAAAAGAGACATATAACGAGATCGGATCTGCTCTTGGAGAGTCTATCGCCCTCGGTTTATCTAGCCGGCAAGCTGCGAAACTGATCCAAGATCATGTTCAATCGGCTTCGCGAGCGCTAACTATCGCTATTACTGAGACAAATCGAGTTGCCTCTTACGCTGCTATGGAGACTTACAAAGAGTTTGGCCTTGAAAAGCACGAGTGGCTACCTATCAACCCTTGCGATGTCTGCGCTCTCAATGACGGAGCGGTAGTAAATATCGGTTCGCCTTTTCCTTCTGGCGTTATTCAGCCTCCTCAGCACCCTAATTGCCGGTGTGCCTTAATCCCGGTAATTCCGGATATGAGCGAAACTCCGAATCAAAACGGCGTAGTAGATATAGCGCCTACCGCAGTACCGGAACAGATCCCTGTCGAGGTTGGAGATTTCGCGTCTCCGACAAAACAAGGCAAGAGAAATTACGATTATTTACTAAGAGAGTTTGGCGAGCCTTCTGATGACTTACGCTTTGCAGCACAACGCTGGCAAGGCGAAGATTACCGCCGTATTCAGGGGTCGCTATCTGGAGGATCTCCAACCGGCGAGATAAAAGAACTCATAACCATATTAGATGACGCTATGCAACCACTCGGGTTCGATGAAATGGATATGTTGTATCGAGGTCAAACAGAAGGATTAAGTCAATTACGAATAGGCGATAAATTCAAGTCTAAGTTATTTCAAGCGACTACTACTGATCCAATCACTGCTGCTGGATTTTCTAAATCGAGCGGATCTGTTATAGGAGGCATTCGTACAGGCGAGTCAGCCACTATCCTTCGCATAGATGCTTTCGGTGCTAAAGGTTTGGTAGTTCCGGGAAGCTCTGAGTTCGAAGTGATCTTAGCCCGAGGTACTACTTTTGAAGTAGAAGACATTACGGAAGAAGTGATCAAAGGAGTTAAAATGACGATCATTGATGTATTTGCGGTGACTCCATGAGCGCCAAAGAACGCATAGCCGGAGATATACTCGAAGGCGCAGAGTTCCTAAAAAGAGGCACTCGAGTTACAAGTAATGATAAAGTTATGGCCACAATAGAAGAGGCCTTGCTCCTATCGCCAATAGAATGGATCGAATAACATGGCATTTAAACACATCAACTCTCAAACACAAACTGTTCCTTCAGTCTTGTTTACTATGGATCGGAACGCACGACCTCTTACGCCTGTAACTATTTACAATGGTCATGGCGCTGCAATATTTATTGGTGATGAGACTATCGCTACATCAGGAGCTACTATTGGAACAACTCTTAATAATGCTGCTCGATTAACACTCAATTTAAACGCCAACGATATCGTTTATGCAATTTCATCTTCTGCGTCTGCGACCGGCTCAATAGTAATTACTTACACCGCGTAATCAAGGAGACAAAATGGCTGATCTAACTACCGCGTTTTTTGCTATCGTCAAAGCGGATAAAAACGCTGACGGAACACTTATGGTCTATGGCAAGGCGACTGATGACTCTATCGATATTGACCAGCAGATTTGCGATGACACTTGGCTCGACTCTGCTATGCCTGATTGGTTCAAGTCAGGCGGAAATATCCGTGAGCAACATTCTTCAATTGCAGCCGGCGTAGCGAAAGAATACGAGAAGAAGCCAGACGGACATTACATTCGCGCTCTCGTAGTAGATCCAGCATCAGTCAAAAAAGTAGATCTTGGAGTTCTAAAAGGCTTCTCTATTGGAATTAAAAACCCTAGAATTACCAGAGATGAGAAAGCTGCTAACGGCCGGATCATTGACGGACAAATCGTTGAGGTATCTTTGGTAGATCGCCCGGCGAACCCTAATTGCCAACTCGTTCTT